AATAGCTCTGAACGATATTTATACTCTCACAAATGTATCTCTCGTTCCATACTACATGGTCATGGAACATCTTGCACTCATGACAGAACTTTTAGTCGGCAAACAACCAATTCGCTATTCTCGCCATAAAGATCGATTACATGTCGACATGGACTGGAACACAGTTGCCGTCGGTTCATTTTTACTTGTTGAAGCTTACGAAGTCGTCGATCCAGAAACTTATACAGATGCATATAACGATCGTTGGCTTCAAAACTATGCCACGACTCTCATTAAAGAACAGTGGGGTTCGAATCTTACGAAGTTTACTGGCATGACTTTACCCGGTGGAGTACAGTTTAACGGAGAGAAAATCTATAATGACGCGGTCGACGCAAGAACTAAGCTGGAACAAGAAATGATTTCATCTTATTCCCTTCCGGTTCTTGATATGATAGGTTAACCCTGTGACAACCAATTTCTATTTCAATAACTTTACGAATAGTCAAGAGCAGATCTTAATCGAGGATCTTGTTCTCGAATCTATTCGTATGTACGGGCATGATGTCTTCTATTGCCCACGTACGATAATAGAAAAAGATGAAATATACGGAGAAGATGCATTATCACAATACAACAGTAACTATTTAATTGACATGTATATTCGCAGTTACGAGAGTTATGAAGGTGACGGGCAGTTCTTGTCAAAATTTGGTCTTGAAATTCGTGATCAGGTTACATTTACTATCTCTGTTCGTAACTTTATGGATGAGATTGGCAATCTCGAGTCGATTGATCGTCCACAAGAAGGAGATTTAATTTATCTTTCAATGGCAGATCGTTTGATGTATGTCAAGTATGTGAATAAAACTCCTGTCTTTTATCAGATGGGATCTATTCAGATGTATGATCTCGTTTGCGAGATGTTTGAATATAGCGGTGAGAAGTTGAATACGGGTATCGATACTATCGATAACATTCAAAGAACTCTTAGTTTGGCTCTCGACGTATATGGAATTATGACAACAAGCGGTTTTCTTCTGAGTACACAAGAAGGAGCTCCTATCATACAAGGTGGCTACAACTTTAGTACACAGGCTGGTGATTCTTTCGAAGATAATACCGAACTTGAAACAGACGGCGATAGTATTCTTGATTGGACACAAGTTGACCCGTTTAGTGAAGGACAAGTCTAAATGTTTGGAAGAACGTGGAATCACGATAGTCTAAGAAAATACATCATTGTGTTTGGTACTGTCTTTAACGATATCTATATCAATCGACTGAGCGCGACTGGAGAAGTACTTCAGACTCTGAAAGTTCCTCTGACATATGGACCAAAAGAAAAAGTGCTTGCCCGACTCGATCAAAATCCAACCATGGATAATCAAGTTGCGATTGTTCTTCCTCGAATCTCTTTTGAAATGACATCGCTCGAGTATGATCCTACTCGTAAGTTAAACACTCTGAATAAACTCACAAAGCAATCTGCAACTGCTGGTACTGACGATGAAGTCAAGTATCAGTATCAACCAGTTCCATATGACATGCAATTCGAGATGAGCATCTTAGTCAAGAACTCCGAAGATGGTACAAGAATCGTAGAACAGATCGTGCCTTATTTTACGCCTGCATTTACTGTGAGTGTCAATGTTGTACCAGAAGTCGACAGTGCTCGTGATATTCCTATCGTTCTGAATAGCATCTCTTCGCAAGATCAGTATGAAGGCAACTTCGAACAAAGAAGAGCAATGATTTGGACACTTAGCTTTACATTAAAAGGCTACCTATATGGTCCATCGAAAAAATCAAAATTAATTAAACTCGCAGAAACAACATTCAGACTTCCTGAAGATGTCGCGATTGGAAACACTACCAACACATCGAATACGATCGTAGTCGCTTCTCGTCCTGGACTCACGGCGAATGGAGTTGCTACGAGCAATGTTGCTGCAAGTATTGCTTATGATGAAATTATAAGTACAGATAACTATGGCTTTATCAATACAATTACTGAGAATATCTAATGAAAAATGATCTTGATAAATTTTTAAACATCGCCTCAGGCGAAACTCTTCCAGCTGTGATTGAAAAAAAGATTACTACGCAAGTAAATGCAGACTTTGAATTTGCTCGCGAGAATATGATGGAAGTCATTAATAAAGGGCAAGAAGCTCTCTTCGATCTAATGGATGTGGCGAAACAAAGCCAGCATCCAAGAGCATACGAAGTACTTGCTGGAATGATGAATACGATGGTTGGAGCAAGTAAAGATCTTCTCGATTTACAAGTCAAAAAGAAAAAACTGATGGAAGATGATCCAACTGCTACAGCTCAACAAGTCACAAACAATCTTTTTGTTGGTTCGACTGCCGAATTACAAAAATATCTAAAGCGGCATAAAGATGGCGAGTGAAAATTACTTAGGTAATCCCCGATTAAAGAGAGCCGATACAAAAGTCGAGTATACTCCTGAGCAAGTTTCCGAGTATATCAAGTGCTCTGATGATCCTCTTCATTTCATCTTAACTTACTGTAAGATCGTCAACATCGACAAAGGTCTGATCATGTTCCCGCTCTGGGAATTTCAAAAAGAAATGATTCTTGCATTCGAAGAGAATCGATTTGTCATCTGTAAGATGCCTCGTCAGGTCGGTAAAACGACGACAGTTGCCGCATATCTACTATGGAAGATCATATTCAACGAAGAATATTCGATCGCTATTCTGGCCAACAAAGATAGGCAAGCAAGAGAAATCCTTGGCCGTATTCAGTTGATGTTCGAGCATCTTCCGAAATGGCTTCAGATGGGCGTGACAGAATGGAATAAGGGTAACATTAAGCTCGAGAACGGATCAGAAATCCTTGCCTCGGCGACCTCATCTTCTGCGATTCGTGGTACTTCTCAGAACATGGTATATCTCGACGAGTTTGCCTTCGTTCCGACCAACATTCAAGACGAGTTCTTCGCCTCTGTTTATCCTACCATTTCATCTGGACAAAGTTCGAAAGTTTTAATTACTTCGACACCGAACGGTATGAACATGTTCTATCGTATCTGGACCGAGTCAGAAGAAGGTCGCAATGCTTATGCGCGTGTCGATGTTCACTGGTCACAGATTCCTGGTCGTGACGAGGCATGGAGAGAAGAGACGATCAGCAATACGTCTGAAGATCAGTTCAGACAAGAATATGAGTGTGAGTTCCTCGGTTCTTCGAATACTCTAATTCATCCTACAAAGCTTCGTAATATGGTTTATAAACAACCGATTGCTCAAGCAGATGGCGGATTGAAGATCTACGAAGATCCAGAGAAAGATACAATCTATGCCATCGTAGTTGATACTGCTCGAGGAGCTGGCGCCGACTATTCTGCTTTCATTGTCGTCAACGTATCGACGATGCCATATCGACAAGTCGCTGCGTTTCGAAATAATCTAATATCTCCATTGATATATCCAAACATTATCTATGGTGCTGCAGTCAAATATAATGATGCTCTTGTTCTCGTCGAAACAAATGATATTGGTCAGCAAGTTGCTGACATCTTACACTACGATCTTGAATATGACGGAGTTTTAGTGACTGCAAATAACGGCAGAACAGGGCAAAGTTTATCAGGAGGTTTTGCTACCACTACACACTACGGAGTGAAAACATCAAAGCAAGTCAAAAGAATTGGATGTGCTACTCTCAAGACTCTTGTCGAATCTGACAAGTTTTTAATTTATGACTATGATACTATCTATGAATTAAGCCGTTTCTCACTCAAGAACACCTTAAAAGGTAATCAGTCTTACGAAGCCGAAGATGGTAATGATGATATGGCGATGTGTTGTGTTCTCTTTGCTTGGTTGACTACACAACCATATCTGAAAGAAATTACAAATATCGATATTCGTATGCAAATCTATGAGCAAAATGAGAAGATGCTCGAACAACAAATGCTACCGTTTGGATTGATGAGTACAGGCGATGACGTCCACGATGAAGAAGTCAATGAGTCATTATTTGATGGTGGACCGAAAAATGATTTTTGGGTGGCGCAAAAGCGCGGGTTTTTTGAAGGAAATTTTTAATATGAAATTAAATACACAATTGCCTCAAATACCACAATTTATTGAAGTTATAAATAAAGTAAATGCAACTTACATGACTAACCTTTAAAGGGAGATAACAATGGCGTTTCAAGTCAGCCCAGGAATCAATGTTTCTGAAATTGATCTTACAACTACTGTTCCAGCACTTGCGACTACGGTCGGAGGTTTTGGCGGAGTATTTCGTTGGGGTCCAGTCGGAAAGTTCGTTCTTGTAGATTCAGAAAATACACTCGCAAATCGCTTCGGTAAACCAACTTCGGACAACTACGAAACGTTTTATACAGCTGCAAACTTCCTTTCTTATGGAAATGCGCTGTATGTATCGCGTGCAGGAACTACTACAGGTTTTGCTAACACTTCAACCATCACGCTTGATTCAGATACATCACTTGCAGCCAATGGTACTGCTCTTGGTCTTACAGCCGGTCTTCTTGTACAGGGTGATGGCATTGCTGAAGATACATTCGTAACAGCGGTGACAAACTCTGCTATTACATTGTCGAAAGCAGCTACTACAAGTTCTTCAGCTCTGATTTCATTCTTTGCTAATAGTCGCGTTTTATCTGCTTATGCTGGTAACACAGCGACAGTCGTTGCATCGAACGTCGTAGTAAGAAACTCTGAAGAATTCGAAAATAAAGGTGCAGCAAATGCAACTTTCGCTGGAACAGAGTTTGTAGCTCGTTATCCGGGTGCTCTTGGTAACTCGCTGAAGGTTTCAATGTGCGATAGCGCAACGCAGTTTTCTGAAACGGTAGTATTTGAAACTAATACCACTTACGGTTCAACAACTGCAAATACATATGCTCTTGCAGATCTTACAAGTGCTACGATGTCGATCACCGTAGGCAGTAACACTGCTAACGTCGTGTTTGTATGGTCGGGAGACGATTTCGCAGATCGCGTAGCAGCTGCTACGACAGCACGAACAGTTGGATCGAATGGCGTATCAGCTAACTTTATCTCTTTGGCAACTGCAAATACACTCTTTACGAACGGTGACGCAGTATGGTATGCAAAGGGAGCTTCTTCGACTGCGAATAGCATTCAAGGTCTATCAGAAGGTACATCGTACTTTATTATCGCAGCTAATACTACTGGGTTTTCTCTGTCGCTTTCTTCTGGAGGATCTGCAGTTGCTATTTCGAATGGCGCTGCTAACTCAGACGTATACTTCACGAAGCAATCGGCGACCGATCTTGGTCTTACGCTCGATCAAGCACGTCTCGCAGTCACAGCAGTAAAAGATAAGATTTCTGTAGGTGACTACGTTGAAGTTGGTAATACAACGGTTGGCAAGCAGAATATGAGAGTCGTTTCAGAAGGTGCACAAACCGATGATGGTACAAACATCTTCTTTAACATCGTTTTTGATTCAACTTGGAACAAGTCGACCAACTTTAGCGGTACTTCACTGAAACGCCAGTGGGAATACTTCAATGTTGTAGAATCTGCCCCCGGCGTATCTTCATCAATGACAAACGCCGGCCGTACTATTACTGATGAAGTTTCAGTAGTTGTAGTTGACGAAGACGGTCTGATCAGCGGAACACCTGGTCAAGTTCTTGAAATCTACCAAAATCTTTCACGCGCAACAGATGCCAAGAAAGATGACGGTACAACGAACTACTATAAGAC